TCAAGAGGTTAGGGGTTCGAATCCCTTCGGGCGCACAACCGAACCCCCGTCTGGACCACCGTCCGGGCGGGGGTTCTTTTCGTCTACCCCCAGAATCCATGCAGCAGTAACGCGACCGCGCCAACGCATCTCGGCACGCTTGGCGATCGCAACCAGATTGGTCGGAGTGTTCCGGCCCGCCTCCCATGCGGAGTAAGCCTTCTGTGAGACGCCCAGTTCGTCTGCCATCTCGGCCTGAGTAAGGCCAGCCACTGATCGGCGAATTTTCCGCAAACGATCAGCGAAATCGAATTCGGGGTTTACGTCCCCCTCCGGTGCTATGGACATAGCGCAAACATATACAGACCTACGCAAAAGCGCAACGCCTGCAATGAGTGTTCTTGACTACTTTGAGTAGGTATGCCTAGTGTCTAGGTATGCCTACCGAAACCAGTGATACCGACATGGGCGGGCTGCTGACAGTGGGAGAGGCGGCGAAGCTTCTTCACGTTTCTGTCGCCACCCTGCGTCGCTGGGAGTCCGACGGACGGGTTGTAGCCGCCCGCACGCCGACCGGTCACCGCCGCTTCAGGCGCACCGACATCGACGCATTGCTCTCCGCCTGACCCACAGAAAAGCCCGCCGAGGTACCAGCTCGGCGGGCCGATGACACCTACCCAAAGGAGAAAAGATGTCAGACCCAGATTCTACGGCCTTCCGATACATGAGACGGCGACTGCTGTTCGCCGGCCTTCTGCTCGGCATGCTCTTCGCCGCCTCGCAGAGCGCGGGGTGGTTGTGATGGAACCCGACCGCGTCGAAGTGACGACCGATTTCGAGCTCACGCCCGAACTTCAGGCACAGACCCTCGATCACATCAAGTACGACCACATTCACGTCATGATCGGCCAGGATCCGGACGACCCGACGAAGCTCAGGTCCCAGCTCATGACCGCGCCGGGTACGACGCCGGTCTGCTACGCCAAGGCAGCTCGCATTCTGATGGACCTCGCCAACACGCTCATGGGTGTGCACGCCGAGAAGGTGTGCAACGAGTGAGCGCGCTGGTCGAAATGTTCGTGGAGGCCTTCGAGACGGCCGCCGCGAAGATCCCCCTGTTCTGCTCGGTCTGTGGCGCTCTCGTCGCGCACGTGCATCCTCCGGCCCCTCCGTGCGCCCTCATCTGCTCGGCCTGCCGCGAGGTGACGCCGTGAGCGCACAGAAGATCGTCCTGACCAAGCGCCTGCAGGCAGGCAACGCAACCATCCGCGCGGACCTTGCCGACACCGACGCCGCACTCGGTTCCGGGTCGTGGATCAACGTCACGCTGCGCGGACTCGAAGATTCGGCAACGTACGCACGCCAGAAGGCCGATCAGTACGCGGCCATCGCCGACGAGCTCGACAAGCTCGTCGCGTCCGGAGGGGCGGAGCCGTGGTGAGCGACTACATCCAGGTCGACCGCGGCCGCATCGTCGACGCACCGAACCCGAGGAGCACGCTCGACGTCTGGTGCGCAATCATCCTGATCATCACCGTCGCGATGATGGGTTTCGTTCTGTGGGCGGCGTCATGACGGCCGACTGGCGGGTGAGCGCGGTGTGCCGGACCGTCGACCCCGAATTGTTCTTCCCTCCGGGTGAGTCCTCGACGGCGATACAGAAAGCCCAGGCCATCTGCCGAACCTGCCCTGTGATTGTCGAGTGCGCGCGTGAGGTGCTCGACATGGCCCGAAGCGGCGTGCACGGAGTGTGGGCGGGGCAGTACTTCGGCACCACGACACAGGGGCGCGACACAGCGCACGAACGCTTGGCCGCTGTGGCCGACAGTTCGACCACTCCGCGCCGGAAAGGCGACGCCGAGCGCGATCTGAGGCTTGCGCAGATCGAGCGCATGATCTCCTGGGGTTGGACTACACCCGAGATGGCCGAAGAACTCAAGGTCAGCAAACGCCAGATCGAGCGCGATCGGGCGCTGATCCGCTGGCGCGCCGGACGGGAGTCGGTGGCGTCATGACCGAGTATCCCGCCAGCCTCACTCTGCGCCCGATCGTCACGTGGCCCGGGAAGCCGACTGCCGTTCGTGAGCGATCGAGGTTCTCGGCACCGTGGAACGCCACGCTGCGTCTGCTCGACCGTGAGCTGTTCGAGCTCGGCAAGGGCAACCGTAGTGCGGTCGCAGTTCTGCAGATTGCCATGCGCGAGCAGGACTTTCGGCAGGACGGAATGCCCCGGGCGAACTCACGACCCGAGCACCCGGGCGTCATCCTCTCGGTCACCGACTCGATCAAGGGCCCGCTGTCGTTCCCGTGCGACAAGTACGACCGATGGCAGGACAATCTCCGCGCGATCGCACTCTCACTCGAAGACCTGCGAGCGATCGATCGACACGGCGTCACTCAGAACGCCGAGCAGTACGTCGGATGGAAGGCAATCGGTACAGGCGCGGGAGGCGCGAGTCAGACCGTCGAAGCTGCGGAAGCGACACTCCGCCGTCTCGCTGGAGCCACCGTCGCAAACATGGAGCTCGGAACCCTGGCGCAGGTCTATCGCCGAGCCAGGGGCGACGCGCATCCGGACCGGAACAACGGCGAGCGGGCCGCGTGGGATCAAGTCGAGTCGGCCGCGAAAGTCCTCCGCGCAGCAGGGAGGCTCTGATGACCGAGTTCGTTTCCGACATCGTCACCGCGCCCGGGGTTTACGAGGACATCACCGATGTCGCTTACCACTCCGACACGCGCACGCTCTCGTCGTCCGGAGCGCGCAAGCTGCTCCCGCCGTCGACGCCCGCGCAGTTCCATTACGACCGCCATCACCCGGAGCCGCCGAAGAAACACTTCGACGTCGGGCACGCGGCGCACACCATCGCTCTCGGCAACGGCGCGGAGTTCGTTCGCATCGATGCCGACGAGTGGCGCACCAACGCGATCAAGGCCGAAGTGCAGGCGGTGCGCGACGAGGGCAAGATCCCGCTCAAGCCCTCCGAGTACGACACGGTCCGCGCGATGGCCGAGGCGATCCTTCGGCACCCGATCGCCCGCACCCTGTTCGAGGACGGTCGTCCGGAGCTCTCGCTGTACCACGTCGACCCCGAGACGGGGGTGAGCCTGCGGACTCGGCCGGACTGGATGACCGAGCTCGGCAGGCGCACCCACATCGTCGACTACAAGACCGCGGTGTCCGCGTCGGATCACCACTTCGCGAAGTCGGTCGACGACTACGGCTACCACGTACAAGACGCCTGGTACACCGACGCCGTTCGCGCGCTGGAGATTTCGGACGATCCCGGATTCCTGTTCGTCGTCCAGTCGAAGACCGCGCCCTACCCGGTCAACGTCTTCGAGCTCGACCACGAAGCACGCACCGTCGGCCGCGAGCTGGCACGCCGCGGTGTGCGCACCTACGCCGAGTGCACCGCCTCCGGCGAGTGGCCGGCCTACCCGATCGACATTCACCAGATCAGCTTGCCGCGTTGGGCCGCAAGCAAATACGCAACGGAAGGCGTTCTGTGACCACCAACGACATCGCACCCTACGAGGCACCCGGCGGCGTTCAGATCTTCGACCAGCAGTCGGCACCGAACCGCGTCATGGAGCAGCTCCAGCAGCACGCCGACGCCATGAGCCTCGCACTCGACCTCGCGAGGAAGATGTGCAACACCGATCTCGTCCCGAGGATGTACAAGAACAATGCCGAGAACGGCACTGCCGCAATCCTCTACGGAATGGAGATCGGGCTCAATCCGATCCAGGCGCTGCAGAACATATTCGTCGTGCACGGCACCCCGGCGATCTACGCGCGCACCATGGTTGCGCTCGTGAAGGCGCGCGGCTACTCGGTGTGGACTGTCGAGTCGACGGACGAGTCGGTGACAGTATCGGGCCGCGCTCGGGGTGACGCGCACGAGACGACGTCGACGTGGACGATCGAGCGGGCGAAGAAGGCCGGCTACGTGCCGACCCCCTCCACCGAGGATTCGCAACGTCGCCCCGACGTCAAGGACGACTGGGTGACCGTCACGAAGACCTACAACGGCAAGTCGACTGTGTCGATCGTCGGCAACATGAAGTACGTCACCGACCCCCAGGCGATGCTCTATGCGAAGGCCGCATCCGAGGTGTGCCGAAGGATCGCACCCGAGGTGCTGCTCGGTCTGGCGCACTCGGCCGAAGATCTGCAATCCGAGCCCGAACCGATCCAGGCGACGTCGACAGTCGATCGACCCGAGCCGAAGAACGTCGGCTGGCAGGACCGCCTCGGCGTCTCCGCTCCCGCTCCGGAGAAGTCTATTGAGCCCGAGCCGGTTACCGACCAAAAAGCCGAGGTGGCGAAATCGGCGCCGGAAACCGAGACACCCGAGCCGCCGAAGGAAGCGCCGAAAAAGCGGGCAACTAGCGCGAAATCCCAGGCCAAGCCTGCCGAGAAAATGGACGATCAGCCGGCCGAACCCGCCTCGGATCAGAGCGCAGAACCGGAACAACCGCAGGCGAAGCCGTCGTACACCGTGCCGAAGGATGCCGCAACGGATGCGCAACTGAAAAGGCTCGGCGAGCTGCTCGACATCGAGAAGCTAGGCACCTCGGCCGAGAAGCTCGAATGGATCAACTCGACGTTCACGACTGCGTACATCAACCCGAAGCAGATGACGAGCAAGCAGGCGAAAGAAGCGATCGACTACCTCGCGGGCGAGCAGGCCAAGGAAGCGCAGCAGTGACCGCCGTCATCCGGGCGTGGGATTCCCGGCACAACCCGGTCGGGTACGCGGTAACCGAGTTCGAGACCGAAGCCGGAGCCTTCGAGCTCTCCGGCGACCATCCGTTGGTCAAGCTCGTCGAGCAGAACGAGGCTGCCATCTCGTTCTTCACGATCCTCGCGACCGAGGAGCTGCAGTGGCGCTTGATCAACACGCGGCACGTCGGCGACCCGGTCGAGTACATCGTTCGTTTCGTCTCACGGCCGTGGATCTCTGAGCTCCGACGCGAGCTCGTGTCGGATCAGTGGTTCGTCGAGAACGTGATCGAGCCTGCAGGCGGATCGGTGGTCGAGCCGTGACCGATCACCTCGAGGCCTCGCTCGAGGCGCTGAACAACACCGACATCAGCTCGTCGCTCGCCCACGGCCAGGCCGCATCCGTTCAAGCTCTGCGCGCCATCGACGGACGGCTGGACGCGCTCGTGGAGATCGCCACGCACGCCGTCGGCGTCCTGCTCGACGGCCGCGACGTCGAGGCCAGTCTGTCGACGGATACGACATTCGACAACGGGCCCGTGCCGTTCACACCGGTGCCGGATCCGGCTGCCGCCCGAGCCCACCTGATCGAGCAGCTCGCCGACCACCTGGAGGCGACGTACATGCGGATCACCGTTACCCCTCACTGGCCGATCCTGGCCGAAGCCGCACTCGATTGGATGGAGAAGAACCGATGGTGAACAAGAACGTAGCCAGCAACCCCCGCCCGCTGATCGATACCGCCCGTGTGAATTTCAGCGGTATGTCCGAGGAGTCGTTCGAGGATCTCGGCGAGCAGAACATCGGCGACATCCGATACTTCACCGTCAAGGTCCGCGTAAAGGGCTTCGGTGCAGTCGATATGGCCAAATCCGGCGTGCGCCGATCCGCAGCCTGCAAGGTGCTCAAGGTCGTCGAGGGCATCAGCGAGAAGGTGAAAGAGGAAGACGACGGCCAGGGCTCGATGCTCGACGACGACGGCAAGGTGCCCGAGGTCGATCCGGACGAGAAGGGCGAGCCCGACGAGTCGTCCGGCGGCGTCGAGCCGGAGAACGTCACCCCGATCAAGACCAAGGCCGCGGGCCCGCAGTTCTCCGGTGGTGACGACGAGTGAAGGAAGACCTCAAGACACTCGGTACCTTCTACTTCGCCCTTGGAATCGGTTTCATCGGTGCCGGTTTCGGATTCCAGCAGAAGCTCCCCGCCGAGTTTCCTAGCGGACTCTGGTGGCTACGCCTCGCCCTCACCGTTGTGGCCGTCGTCATCGGGTACGCATTCCTCAGGCAGTGGAAGCGGCTGCCATGAACTACCCCAAGGCCGACGGCAGAATCGTCGTCATCCTGTGCCGGGGTATCGGTGAGCCGTACGGCAAGAACACCCTGTGGCTGGCGACCAGGAACCTCGATCCGAAGAGGTTCCTGGTCGTCGAGCTCGAATGGTCCGCGCAGTTCGGCGCGGTCCCGGTGTGGAACGGTCAGAGCTTCGGTGCCAGCGTCCACTCGGCCGAGACCGCGTTGCTCGAGCTCATCCGTGCGTACCCCGGCGCGGTGCTCGTCGGCTACAGCGGCGGCGCTCAGGTGGCCGGCAACCTGGCAGCCGCGATCGGCGCAGGCCGACACCGGGGCGTGTGGATTCGCGCCGTCGGACTGCTCTCGGACCCGTCACGGCACACCAGCCAGCTCATCGGCCAGGCCCGCAAGACGCAGGGAATCATGGGCGGTCGCTACATCGCGGGCAACTTCCAGCTGTGGCAGCTCTCCGCACCCGGTGATCCGATTTCCGATCTGCCCTTCGGCAACGGCCTCGCCGAGCTCGCAACGGTCGCCGAATTCTGGTCGCTCGTCGATCCGGACGCGTGGATTCGGGATCTCACACGCAAGGCGCTGATGGGCCGACTCAAGTGGTGGGACCACTCGATCGACTGGGTTGGTGCCTACCAGTGGTCGCTTGGCTACACCCGCGACAAGCGCCACACGAGCTACCACATCGAGCGGATGCCCGGGCAGTCCTACACGTACGTCGAGCGTCTCGGAACTCTGATCGGACAGCTCTGGTGAGCGCCGAGCGCGAGTTCCGCACCGAGCTCGCCGAGGTCATCAATCGACACTCGCGCGAGAAGCACTCGAACACACCGGACTACATCCTCGCCAACTACCTCGCAGCCTGCCTCGGCGCATTCGACGCCGCGATCGAGGCGCGCGGGATTCACAAGGGAGACATCAGGTGAGCGCCGCCGAGATCTTCTACCTCGCAGCCTCGGCCGTCATCGCGCTCGGTCTGCTCGGGATTGCAATCGGGGTGCGCGGATGAAGGCACTCACCGTCCAGCAGCCGTGGGCATGGGCAATCATGCACGGCGGCAAGACCATCGAGAACCGTACGCAGAACTGGAACTACCGCGGCCCGCTCGCGATCCACGCGGGCAATCGATTCTCGAAGCGCGGTGCAGACTCGGACCTCGTCCACAATGCCTGGCACTCGCACGGCTCGTACAAGTACACCCCCGGCGACCGAGACGCTTTCGTTTACGGCGCGATCCTCGGCGTCGTCGATCTCGTCGACGTCCACCCCGAGGCCGGATGCTGCAAGCCATGGGGCGAGTCCTCATACGTCGAGCACGGCGGCCGCGAGCGCAAACAGATTGTGCACCTGGTCCTGGAGAACCCGCGTCCGTTGGCCGAGCCTTACCCGTGCAGCGGTGCCCTCGGCCTATGGACGCCACCGAAGTTCGAGGTGCCTGCATGATCATGCTCACCGACGACGAGCGAAAGCTTCTCCACAAGTGCCACTCGCACATCGGATATGCCGTCGCCAGCCCGAAAGCTGGTGTTTCCCATCTCGCCCAGTCGCAGGCCGGTGGGGCTGGCGGAGGCTTCCAATATCAGGTCGGTGGCGGCGCTCTGACCGGAAACTGGCGACGTTTCGAGGTGGTCGAGTCGACGTCAGGAGGTGGTCGCACCCTACGGTTCAGCGAGCCGCACTTGTGCGTCTCGATCACCATGAAGCGATTGCAGCAGTGGGCGAGTGGCCTGCCTGCTGAGCTGCGTGAGCGAGCCCAAGTCGCTTGGGCCACCTATCCCGTTAACACGCGCAACCTGAACGACCTCGAGGCAATCGTGCACGAGGGAATCGACCTCAGTGCTCCCGCCGAGCAGCTCGAACTATTCGAGGTGGCGTGATGCCACCACCTCCGTTCACCTACTTCGGCGGCAAGACCCGCATCGCGAGCCAGATCGTCGCGGTACTGCCGAAACACAGCCACTACGTCGAGCCATTCGCTGGCTCGTTGTCCGTTCTGCTGAGTAAGCCGGTAGCGCCGAAGGAAACGGTCTCTGATGTCAACGGCCACCTGATGACGTTCTGGCGAGTACTGCGCGAGCGACCCCGTGAGCTCGCTCAGGTCTGCGCCCTGACGCCACACTCACGGGCCGAGTACCTGGCAGCCCGCGACGGTTACCAGAACGCGGTGGCGGACGGCCTCGACGACATCGAGATTGCTCGTCGCATCTGGGTTCAGCTCACCCAGTCCCGCACAGGAACTCTGCGTAAAACCGGGTGGCGGCATTACGTCGACCCATCCGGGGATCGATTCGGGATCCCCGGGTACCTCACCGCGTACGTCGAGCGAATGATGCCTGCCGCCGAGCGGATCCACGACGTGAGCCTTGAATGCCGACCAGCGCTCGAACTGGTCGTGGACTACGGCAAGCACGAGGACGTCCTGATCTATGCAGATCCGCCGTACATGGGACCGGAACGCCGCGGCGGTCGGAACTACGAGGACGAGATGGGAGAGGCCGAGCATGTGGAGCTGCTCGACGCACTCACTAAGTGCACATCGGCGGTAGTGCTGTCGGGGTACCGGAGCCCGCTGTACGACAACAGATTGCGCGACTGGGACCGCATCACGATCACGGCATCCAGCGGCCACTCGAAGGTTGGAGATCAGGAACGGACCGAAGTCGTCTGGTCGAACCGCCCCATCTCGCCGGCAACGCTTTTCGATCACCAGGAGGACACAGACCATGGCGCGTGAATACGGCCGAATCCGCATCTCCATCGCGGACGACGAAGACCTCGAGGAATTGAGCGCTGACGCCCAGTGGCTCTACTTCCGAGTACTCATTCCCGATCCGACGATGAACTACGCCGGAGTGTGCGACTGGCGGCCAGCACGGCTGCTCCGGAAGGCGAAGGACATGACCATGAGCCGACTGCTCGCGGCCGCGTCCGAGCTCGAACGACGGTCATACGCCTACTTCGACAACGACACCGAAGAGGCGCTGTGCCGCACGCTGATCCGCTCCGACGAGCTGCTCAAGAATCCGAAGATGGCCGCGGCCGTGCTCGCCGGATACAGCAAGACGTCGTCCAGGACGCTCCGTGCGGCCGTCGTGACCGAGATCCAGACCGCCCGCAAGGAACACCCCGATTACTCGTCCTGGACGCACAAGGACACCGCCGACGCACTGTCGAAAACGCTGTCTCGCACCAACCTCGAAACCAGTGGGTACACGCTACAAATTTCGGTCCCGAACACCAATGCCGAAATGGTCAAGAACGCCTATCCGAAACCGGTGCAGAACACCTATCCCGATCCGGTTCGGAACAGCAATCCGGACCACACCGAAAACCGGTCCGAAACACCGATCGAAAACGGTCCGAATCCCCTAGCAACTAGCAACATACAACTAGCAACATCAACTGAGGGTGGTTACGTAAGTACGGAAGGTCACCTGCGCGCGAAGTCCGCTCCACTGCCCTCCCCGAATTGCTCCCAGCACCCCAACGGCACCGACCGCCCATGCCGCGCCTGCGGCGACGCCAGGGCTTACCGCGAGTCTCTGATCCAGGTCGACAAGCTGGCGCGAGCCGAAGTCATCTCCAGCGATCGCCGAGCGGCAGCCGAGGCCCGAGCCATCGCGATCGTCAACTGCGACATCTGCGACGACGACGGCTACGACGGCACCGCGGTCTGCGCCCACGACCCGAACTCGGCCGACCGGGCTCGACGCGGAATCGAAGCTGCGCGAGCGGCAATCGCCAAGAAGCCCGAACCCCAGCAGGAGGCGTGATCGTCATGGAGCAGCGGAGTTTCGAGTGGCTCGAACAGCGCGACCTCGCCCTGACGATCCCGTGCCGAGGCTGCAAGGCACCCATCGGCCAGCCGTGCCGCGTCAAGGGCCGTGACGGCGAATGGCATGAGCTGGAGCACTTTCCGGCACACCATGCTCGCCTCAACCGCGCCGAGCGCCTCAAGCGCATGCAGGACGCTCCGAAGCCGGACGTCACCTGCATCGTCGACGGCTACGGCGTGATGCGCTCGACGATGGTGGACCCGATATGAGCGACACACGTGACCGTGACCTGCCCGACGACGAACGCGAGATCTACACCTGCCAAGGCTGCGGAAAGTACTCGTTCGATTCAGGTTGGCACGTGCGTAATGGCGAAGACTGCGGAGAGTTCCTGTGAGCGGCGCGATCGTCGGTCTCGACCCGTCGATGGGCGCGGCTGGCATGGCGATCCTGCGTAACCCGCGCGTCGTCGAGGGCCGCAACCGTCCCGAGCTCAAGACCATCAGCAGCCGGAACACCGGCGGCACCATCAGCCAACGAGCACTCCGGATCGGCGTCCAGGGCGACCGAATCGTAGAGGCATTGCCCGAACGAATACGGCTCGTGCTCGTCGAGGGCATGCCGTTCCGACAGCCGAAGCACAGCGGCCTGTACCAAGAGCGCTGCGCCCTACTGCTCGACGTCACCAGATTCCTTGCCCGCCGCGGAATCCCGGTCATCGAGGTCTCGGTCACCACCATCAAGTACTTCGCCACCGGTGACGGCGCGGCCGACAAGCCCGACGTCATGAAGGCCATGGGCGAGCTGTGGCCGAACGCGAACATCCACAACGACAACGAGTCCGACGCGCTCGCCATCGCCACCATCGGAGCACAGAAGCTCGGTTGGTACGAACCCGAGCTGCCCTGCCACTACGCACCGAAGATCGACTGGACAGGAGTCAATGGGTGAGCACTGCGATCGCCTGCTTCCACTGCGGCCGGCCATCCGGAGACCGACTGCCGATCTGCATCAAGTGCACCGAGATTCTCGTCCGGACGCTGCAATCGGTGCCCGGGCTCGTCGCGGACATGACGATCACTCAGGCTCGGCTCGATCGCATGAGCCGCGGCCGCGTCGGTGGAAAGAGCGCCGAGACGCCGCTACCCATCTCGATCAACAAGAAGGGCGAATTGCCGATGCAGCGCCCGTACGACCTGCTGCAGAACGAGATCTCGACGTGGAGCCGCGCACTGTCGGATCACCTCGGCCACGTCTGGCACACCGGCGCAGTCAACACGGAAGGCATTCTCGTCGCCCTCGGTACGCCAGGTCTGCGCGAGCTCACGCTCAACTGCATGGTCGGACGCCGCCGTGACGCCGCTGCGCTGTCGATGCGCCCAGTCGGCTCCACCGAACAGGCCGCGGTCTGGCTCGCCTGCCACCCACACGAGCTCCGGACTCACCCTGCCATCGACGAGCTGTTCGACAGCCTGACCGACGTCGTCGCGATCGTGAACAAGGCGATCGACCAACTGCCCGAGCTGCGCTACAAGGGCGTCTGCAGCTACGTCGACTACGACCAGGGCCGCGAAAGACGCTGCAACACAGACCTCTACGCCGAGAAGGGCGAGGAGTGGGTCCAGTGCCCACGCTGCCGAGCCAGCTATGCCGTCGCCAAGCTCGATCGAGACATCCTCGCCCAGATGCGCGAAATGAACTACACCGCAGTCGAACTACAGTCCTTGCTTCGCGAGCTCGGCAAACGCGTCCCGAAGTCCACCCTGTATCGCTGGATCAACGAACGGAAGCTGACACCGCGCGGGTGGATGCGAGACGGCCGGATCATCCAACGGTGGATTCATCGGAACGACCCGGCCGTGTACCGCCTCGGCGACGTCCTCGATCTGGCGACCCGCACGGAACGTGTGCGCTCGTGACCAGGGCATGTGTACAGTGGGACTCAAATCCGGCACTGACGAGGGCACCCATTTTCCGGTCGAGCCCCGTTTTTCAGCCACTCGAACCCCCTCGATTCGGCGTCAAACCTGCGCTCCGCCGTCATGACGTACCTCCGGGCAAGCACGCGCACCACGAAGCGTCCGCTGCGCCGCGCTCCAATCGAGGGCTCAACTCAACAGAGGAGATTCACCATGTCCGCTACACCTACGATCGGCCGCGTCGTTCACTACACCGCGTCCGAGGGTTCCGCCGACGCGATCAACAAGCGTCGCGCCACATCCGGACACCAAGGCAACACGGTGCACGCCGGTGACGTCTTCCCGGCGACGGTCGTCCGCGTCTGGCCGACGTGCGTGAATCTTCAGGTGCAGCTCGACGGAACCGACACCTACTGGGCCACCAGCGTGTACGAAGGCGAAGGGCCTCACACCTGGGCTTGGCCTACACGAGCATGACCTACCCGAGCGAGCGCGCCGGCCACGGTCGCTGGACGCCTGTTCTACGCCCCGCAGTCGGCATGCTGTGGGTGACCGATGCCGGTGCGTTGGGCTTCATCCCGCAGAACGGCATCGACCCCGCACCCATGGTCGAGCTGATCGAGACCTTCTACGCCGCGGGCAAGACCGCGGACGAGGCCTTCGACGCACTGCTGCTCATCGTGGGATCGCAGGCCAGCTCCGGCGACGTCGACGACTGGCGACCCGACCGGGTCAACGGCCGGCGCACCCAGATCGGCCCCGTACTCACCAGCACGTACGAGCAGCCCCGATGAGCGCCACCGGCCAGATAGGCGAGATCGTGGCATTCGTGGCCACCGTCGCGGCCGCACGGCAGGAAGCCACGCCCGAGCAGCTCGAAGAGATGCAGCGCAAGCTCGTGCCGCAGCTCGTGGCCATGCGCGCTACCAAGTCGATCGACGGAGCGAAGACCGTCCTCCGCGAGATCATGGGCGCAGAGTGGAAGCCCCGCGGTGAGCTCGCGGTGAGCCCCGAGTCCGCACTCACCCTAGTGGAGCAAGGCCTGCGCGAGCGTGGCCACGATCCCGCCGTCGTGTTCGCACCACCGAAGTGAGAGCATCCAGCATGGACGAAATCGACGTGGTCTACATCGTGACCGAGTACAACTCCGCCACACGTGAGAGCGAGATCCTGGGCGTCTTTGTCGATCAGGCAGCAGCCGACGCAAAGGCCCAGGCGCACAAGTACGAGGCGCTCGTGTGGGCGTATCCGACCGACGGTGGCGAACCCATTGCCTGCTCCGACGCCTCGCGCCTGTAACCGAGACTGCACCACCGAAGTGGACGCCGATGCGTACCGCTACTCGTGGCCAGTCCCCGGCGACGAGCTCCACGATCCAGGGTGGCGCACGTTCTACGTTCTGGGATGCGACACCTGCACCAGCGATCGACCCTGCTCGTCACACGCACCCGCTCTCGCTACGGCTATCGATGCCTCGCGCACGTAACCGCGTCTGCTCCATCCCCGGCTGCCCACGGATGCAGCCCGAGAGTCTCTGCCCCGCTCACCGGCAAGCTCGTGAGCGGGGCAGGGGTACCAGGCAGCAACGCGGATACGGAGTCGAGCACGACCGCCTGCGCGCGCAGTGGAAGCCACGAGTCGCAACCGGCAACGTGCGCTGCTCTCGCTGCTCGAAGCTCATCGCAGCGAGCGAGCCATGGGATCTCGGACACGACGACCACGACCGAACCAAGTGGAATGGGCCCGAGCATGAGGCCTGCAATCGAGCAACGACGGGACGACGATGACAGACGTAGTCGACTTCCTTGCCAAGGTGATGACGTGGCCCAACCCGATCTTCGGTTCACAGGATCTCGCTGAACAGCACGCGGCCGTCGAGCGAGCGAGGATCGAGATCATGTTCGGCACTGCCAACCCGTCGGATTACACGCTCGCTTCACTGCCTGCGCAGCAATCAGGTTGGTATCAACCATGACCAAGCACGAGCAGACGAGTGACGATGCGGAGCTGATCATCGACGCGGCCGACGGTCGTGTCGATCTGTTCTTCGCAACGGCCTACGAACAGACCTTCCGAGTTCGATACTCCCGCACCGAGTTCGCCCGCCTGCTATGGCAGGGCTGGGTCGTGTTGATCCGCTCTCTCTGACGCGCTCAGGGGGTGGGGGGGTACCCCCTTCGAGCCTGGGGGGACGAACCGCGGGGGAGGGCGCTAGACCGCGCAGAGGGTTCAAGAAACGTCGGTGAGCGCGATGCTCACTGAATCCGAGGCGGCGCGATGCCGTTGAAGGAGCTCCAATGTCATCTCACGGTGGCCATCGAAACCGAAGCGGCCCAACGAAAGATCCGAACTCGGCGAAGTCCGAATCTCAGGGAATCAAGTTCATCAATCTGCCGCCCGCCGGCCACAAAGGCCGCGCGCCGAAGTGGCCGCTGGACGGTCCGAGCGAACGCGAAAGGGTGGTCTGGCGCGAGGTGTGGAAGACCCCGCAGGCCGAGCAGTGGTCGAAAGAGAAGCTGTGGCGGCTACGCCCGATCGCCTTGTTCGTCCGATGGTCGGTACGTGCCGAGTCCGGTGATTGCTCGGCGTCGATCCTGACTCAGGTGAACCGTCTCGCCGATCAGCTCGGCCTCACTCCGGCCGGCCTCGCGTTCAACGGGTGGAAGATCGCCGCGGTGTCGTCGGTCCCGTCGGTGGTCGTCGACGAGACGGCGAAGGAACCGGCTCAGGTGCAGCCACGACGTCCGCTGACGATGATCGATGGCGGAGCCTGACGACTTCCCCACGCTCGGACACCTCGTCGACGCGTGGACGACGCAGCACTGCCGCATTCCGGACAAGATCCATCGCGGCGAGCCGCTGGTGCAGTCGGATTGGCAGTTCTGGCTCGATGCGAAGTTCTACGAGATCCGGCCCGACGTCGAACCGCTTCCGGACGGTGAGCTCCTGCTCAATCAGGCCTTCCGGTACCGCCGTATGCAGGTGATCGCGCCGCAGAAGACCGGCAAGGGTCCGAAGCTGGCGGCGATGACGTGCGTTCAGGGTTGCGGACCGAGCGAGTTCCTCGGTTGGGCGGGTAAGGACGACGGGTGGGCCTGCTCGGACTGGGGTTGCGGCTGCGGTTGGGAGTATCCGTATCTCCCGGGCGAGCCGATGGGCATGCGCCACCCGTCGCCGGTCATTCAGCTCACCGCGGTCAACCAGGATCAGGTCGGCAACGTCTGGAAGCCGCTGACGGCGATGATTCGGTTGGGTCCGCTCTCGGATCTGCTGTTCATCCGCGACAACTTCATCCGCATCGCGGGCGATGTCGGCGGCGAGGACTTCGACCGGATCGACGCCGTGACGTCGTCGGCGTCGGGTCGAGTCGGTAACCCGATTTCGTTCGCTGGCCAGGACGAAGCGGGGCTGTACACGAAGCAGAACAAGATGGTCGGCATCGCGGAGACGCAGCGACGCAACGCCGCTGGCATGGGTGGCCGTTCGTCGGAGTGGACAAACTGCTTCGACACCTCGCAGAACTCGACGGCGCAGCGCACGTTCGAGTCGGTGGCCGAGGACGTGTTCAAGTTCTACCGCAAGCCGCCGACGCAGTTGTCCTGGAAGAACAAGCTCGAACGCCGCAAGATCCTCCAATTCGTCTACCAGGGCTCGGACTGGGTGAATCTCGACTCGATCGAGGCGGAGGCGGCGGAGTTGAACGAGACCGATCCGGATCAGGCGGAGCGGTTCTTCGGCAACCGGAACACGTACGGGTCGGGCGTGTGGCTCCGAGATGGATTGTGGGACGAGCATTATGCCCAAACCGCAACCCTGGCTTCCTAACCCGCCCAAGGGCACACAGGTCGCGGGCGCGTTCGACGGTTCGGAGAACGACGACTGGACTGCGATCCGGATGGAGACCCGCAGCGGGTTCCTGTTCACCCCGCGGTACGGTCCCGACCGGCGGCCGGCGATCTGGAATCCGGCCGAATGGGGCGGGGAGATCCCGCGTGGTGAGGTCGAAGCCGCGGTCGACGAGATCTTCCGAACGTGGCGCGTCTCGCGGTTCTACCCCGACCCGTCGGGCTGGTACACCGAGATCGGCGCGTGGGCACTCAAGTACGGCGAGGACGTCGTCTCGGAGTGGCCGAACGACAAGATCACCCGCATGCACGCCGCGCTGGTGCGCTTCCAGACCGACTTGAAGGCCGGCCGAATCACCCACGACGGCTGCCCGCACACCAAGATTCACTTCGCCAACGCCCGCAAGGTCGCCAAACCCGGCGACAGGTTCGTGCTCGGTAAGCCGACCAACCATCAGAAGATCGACTGCGCTCAAGCGACTGTCGTTGCCCACGAGGCCGCGTCGGACGCCCGCGCGGCCGGATGGCCGAACCCGAACGCCAACAAGACCTCCGACGTCATGTACGGATTCAACTGAGAGCACCAGGAGGTGGCGTGGACGACCGCACAGCGCGCCGATACCTCGATATCGGATTGGAGCGGCTGAAAAAGCAGCTCCCGCAGTGGGAACGCCGCCAGCGATACTACGAGGGTATTCAGGACGATCCGTTCGCTCCGGAAGGCGTGAACGCCGAGTACGCCTCGCTGCAGAAGCAGTCCATCGCGAACTGGCTCGGTATCGCGATGAAGGCTCCGGTTCAGCGCATGCGCGCCGACGGCATCATGGGCGGTGACGGCAAGGTCGACCTCGAGGTGTGGCGCAACGTCATCCAGCCGAACCACATCGATGCTCGACAGCAGATCGTGTTCCTGCAGGGCCAGATCCACGGCCGCGGCATCTGGTCGGTGTCGAAGAATCCGGCCAACCGGGACCGGCCGAAGATCGCCGTCGAGAACAGCAAGCGCGTCTGGATCGAACCCGACCCTGCCGACCCGTTCACCGGCCTGTTCGCAGTCAAGACGTTCTCGGAGGAGCTCAACCCGACGACGACGAGCTCGCTGATCCTCCCGGCGTCGGTCTCGGAGACGGCCGGCACACTGTGGGTCGCGTATGTCTACGACGACACGAACTGGCGGCGGTTCGAGCGCCGCGGCGTGACCGGCGACTGGACGATCGTCCGCGGGGGCGATCACGGCCTCGGTGAGCTGCCGTTCATCGCATCGGACATGAACGTCGACGCCGACGGCATTCCGCACTCGGCGATCGAGCCACTGATGCCGCAGCAGGACGCGGTGAACACGATCCGCTTCAACACCCTTCTGGCGATGCAGTTCTCGGCATTCCGACAGCGAGTGTTCTCCGGCTACGACCCCGTTGTCCGCGACTCGCAAGGCAACGCGATGATCAAGCGCGACAGCAACGGTGTACCGATTCTCGACGGCAACGGGTTCGAGCAGCCGATGCTGCGCTCACCCGGCAAGATCGGCGTCGATCGAGCACTGGTCTTTCCTGGCGTCGACACCAAGGTCTACGACCTGGACGAATCGAACCTGCAGAACTACATCAGCGTCTACGACGACTTCCTGTCCAGCCTGTTCGCCACCGGCCAGGTGCCGCCGCAGTACCTGCTCACTCGCATGGCGAACCTGTCCGGAGACGCTCTCACCGGTGCCGAATCCACGCTGAAATCGCTTGTCGCAGAGATGAAGCGCTCCGCAGGCGAGGCGCTCGAATCGGTCGTCCGCCTCGCGAACGTCGCCCGCGGCAAGGTGGGTAAGGACGACTACTCGATCGAGGTCATCTGGGGTGATACCGAGGCCAAGAGCTTCGCCCAGATCATCGACGGCGTCGTGAAGCTCATCGGACAGGGATTCCCGAAGCGCGCAGCGTTCGAGATGCTGCCCGATGCCACACCACCGAAGGTCGACGGCTGGATGGAGCTCGTGGATCAGGAGCGCGAGCAGCAGAACGAGGTCGCCATGGCAGCCATGGCGGCACTGACACCCGCTCCGGGGCCGACGGACGATGGCAACGCAGCCAACGACGGCGGCTGACCACTACCGAGACCAGCAGAAGGTCACCGCCGCAGCGATTCTCGCGTCGGGCGACCTCTGGGGCAGCACTCCGCCCGACGACTTCGACGGATGGTTCGAGGCGAATGCCGACCTACTCGTCGGAGTCCTCGCTGCTGCACAGACGCGAGCAGTCAGTGGCGGCGGCGACTACGTCGAGAGCGCACTGAGCGAGATCGGTGTGAACCGCGCTCCGGAGGCCTCGATCGACCCGTCGAGGCTGGTCGGTGTCGCCTCCGATGGCCGGCCACTGGACTCGCTGCTCTACGGCGCGGTGATCACCGCGAAGTCGGCGATCGCACAGGCCGACGAGGTCAACGACGCCGTCGTGCGCGAGGCCTGGAAGAAGGGCCGGACCGCGCTCGAGGAACGAGTACTCACGCAGGTGGCCGACGCGGGCCGCTCGTCGACCATGCTGGAGCTCACGGTCCGTCCGGGCATCGGATACACCCGGCTCGTCCGCGTCGGAGGCTGCTCGCGCTGCTCGGTCCTCGCAGGCCGGTTCTACCGATGGTCCGACGGATTCCTGCGGCACCCACGCTGCATGTGCCGCCACATACCGACGACCGAGACGGCCTCGCCCGAGCTGATCACGGATCCGCGCGAGGCCTTCGACGCGCTGTCCGAGGAGCAGCAGAACAAGATCTACACCCGCAACGGTGCCGACGCGATCCGCGCCGGGGCCGACATCGGCCAGGTCGTCAACGTCCGACGCGGAAACGCCGGCCTTTCCACCGGTGCCGGACGGATCACGCGCACGAACGTCTACGGCCAGGACCTGTTCATCTCGACCGAGGGCACCACCAAGCGCGGATTCGCAGGCAAGCTGATTCGCTCACGCGGGCAAACACCCGCGACGTCGCCGAGGCTCATGCCCGAAGCGATCGCCGAGATCGCCGAGTCACGCGAGGAATACCTGCGACTACTCGAACTCAACGGCTACGCCTTCGACCGCAGCAAGTCTGGCAACCGTGGCTCGCTCACCGGCAAGACTCCACCACCGCCGAAGCCCCGCCCACAGCCGAAACCGTCGATCGACCTCGATGCGAAACCGGCGCCGAAAAAGCCCGAGCTCACGGCCGAGGAAAAGAAGGCAGCGCGGGCGGCGGCGAAGATCAAGACCGCGCAGAACAAGGTCACCAAGTCCGCGGCCGCGCTCGATGCCGTGGCCGACAAGACCGCGATCGACGTCATGCCGTTGCATGCCCGGGCGATCGTCGATCGAGCGAACCTGAGAGACCTCCGGGACGGCAAGCGCGCCAAGATCGACGACGTCGAGAAGGTCGCACGCAAGCTGCTCAAGGTCGAAGACGAGCTCAACGATCCGGACTTCGACCTCCCGCACCTGAGCAGAGAGATCGGGCCGACGTGGGCGACCGAGTACCGCGCCGAATGGCGACGCAACCTACAGGACGCGTTACACCTGGCCGGCGAAATCAAGGTCGCACCGACTGCCGACTGGCCGATACCGGGCCTCAAGCGCAAGGGTGCACTCGATCGACACCGCACCTCGATCGAACGAGACGTGCCAGCGACGAACCCGAAGTACTTCGACGGTCCCGAATATCGAGTCAACTGCCAGCGAGTCGCACAGGCATACGAGCTCCGCACCCGTGGGTACGACGTGACGGCCAACCCGAACATCAAGGGCGTCGACAAAGCAATGCCCGAGCAGGAAATTTTCGGCAGATGGACCGACACCGGTACCGCTCCGTCGTCGGGAAACGACTTCATCAGAACGACATCGACAGCTCAGATCATGTCAGTTGCCCAAGCTTGGGGACCGGGCACTCGCGGGTGGATCGTCAACGAGTGGAAGGGCGGCGGTGCGCACATCTTCAACTTCGAGGTCATGAAGAACGGTCGAGTGCGGTTCTACGACGCACAGCCGGGTAAGACGGACGCCTCCGGATACCTCACGGATATCGACTTCCACGGACCTCGGAGAGGTGCACTGATGTTCCGAGTCGACAAGACCCTGCCTGTGGACAGCACGCGTACACTCGTCACATCAGCCGGGTTCATCAAACCATTCGAGGAGGTGCCGCGATGATCACATTCGACGACGCGCGACACCGCGCCGAGCTGGAGTACCCGCGCAGCGAATATGCCGGGTTCTTCCCATCGATCGAGCCGTTCGTCGCAGCCACCGAGGGCAGCGAGGATGCTCGGTCGTACCGAGTACTCAGTGAGACGCCGGCCCTCGATCCGGCCGGCATGCCCGCGATGGACGTGCCGGTGATCCTGGTCGAGAAGTCGAGCGGAGTCGTCACATTCGAGCAGTTCCTCGAATGCCGCAACCAGGTCCGCCAGATGACGCCGGTCCACTCGACCGAGGTATCCACCAGCTAGACCAACCCGCACGACAGCAAGGCCCCGTGAGCAATTCGCTCCGGGGCCTTTTTCGTGCGCCCATTCTTCCCCGCCGCGACGGCTGGGATGTTCCACCGCCGAGGGCGATCCGAGGCGGGCGACTCCGCGATGGAGGAAAAATGCAGGTCAACAAGCTCCCTCAATTCACCGGTCCCGCTCGTGTGCGATGCACGGCGGCAACGGCATTCGAGGAGCGGTACCCCCGACTTCGGTTCTTCAACGAACCCGAGGGCGGGGCAGGCGGCGACAACAACAGCGGTGCCGGTGCCGGTTCGGGCGATCCGGACGGTGACGACGACAAGCTCGGCGAGGGCGGCAAGAAGGCTCTCGAATCCGAACGCACCGCTCGCAAGTCGGCCGAGACCGAGAACGCCGATCTGAAAGCGAAGCTCAAGGAATTCGAGGACGGGAAGCTCACCGCCGATCAGAAGCTCCAGCGCGATGCCGAGGAGTCGAAGACCAAGGTGGGCCAGCTCGAAGCCGACAACGGCAAGCTCACGCTCGAAAACGGCCGTCTGCGTGCAGCTCTCACCGAAGGACTTCCCGTCGACTGGGCAGACCGCGTCCGCGGGGAAACGGACGAGGAAATGCTGGCCGACGCCAAGAAGATCAAGGCGAGTCTGCGCGGTTCCGGAGAGGGCGACTACACCCCCGGCGCGGGCGCACGTGGCTCGGACGTCAAGAACGACTCCGCTCCCGGCGTCGACCGCATGCGAAATGCCTACGCCGCCAACGACAAAAAGTAGCTAGACCCGCGCGGCCATAGCCGACGGGACGACACCAGAAAGGCAGGTCAGCTATGGCCGTAACACTTGCGCAGGCAGCAGTCGCCTCGCAGAACGATCTCCAGAAGGGCGTACTCGAGACGTTCGTCATCGAGAGCTCGGTGCTCGACCGCATCCCCTTCATGACCATCGAGGGAAATGCGTACGCCTACAACAAGGAAGCGACTCTCCCGGGCGTCGCATTCCGTGCGGTCAACGAGGGTTACACCGAGTCGACCGGCACCATCGTGCAGGCGACCGAGTCGCTCGTGATCCTCGGTGGTGACGCCGACGTGGACCGCTTCATCGTCCAGACTCGCGGCAACGTCAACGACCAGCGCGCCATTCAGACCGGGATGAAGGTCAAGGCCGCGTCGTACAAGTTCCAGGATCATTTCTTCAACGGCGACGTCGCGGTCGACCCCAAGGGCTTCGACGGACTCAAGAAGCGACTGACCGGAAACCAGGTCTTCGCGGCCGGCACCAACGGACTTCCGGTGCTCGGCAACGGTGGCAGCGATACGCACAGTTTCTTCGACGCACTCGACACCCTGCTCGGCAAGGTGCCGAAGATCAACGGTGCGAACGGCGCGATCTACATGAACTCGTCGATCCAGGCGAAGTTCCGCTCGGCAGGCCGTCGCATCGGCGGCACCGAGATGGTCAAGGAAGACCTGACCGGCAAGCGCGTCCTGACCTACAACGGGATCCCGATCCTCGATCCCGGCGACGGGCTCACGGGTACCGCCGTTCTCCCGCAGACCGAAACGCAGGGCACGGCATCGGGCATCACGTCCTCGATCTACGCAGTGCGATTCGGCCAGGACGAGGGCGACCAGGCCGTGACCGGCCTGACCAACGGTGGAGTCATGGTGGACGACCTCGGCCTGCTCCAGTCGAACCCCGCCTACCGCACGCGCATCGAGTTCTACACCGGCCTCGCGACGTTCGGCGGCAAGGCCGCAGCTCGCATGACCGGCGTCCTCGCCGCCTGAGTTCCGTCATAAGTGCTCGACCGAGCACGACCCCTGATTTTCGATCGAAAGGAAGCACCATGGCCGAAAAGCTCACCGGATTCGCGCTGGAAGAGGCACTCGCCGCGCGCGGGCTCCCCAGTGAAGGCAACGCCGACGACAAGCGCGCCGCCGTTTCCAAGTTCGACGCCGACAACGAGTCGTCGATCACCGAGGCCGCTCCGGAAGCAACCTCCGAGACCGTCACCGAGGCACCGCCCGTCGTCGAGGAAGTCGCCGCGGACCTCGGTATTGCTCCGTCGACGTCCACCGCGAGCACCACCCTCGACACGGACTTCACCAAGCCCTCGGTGACCGCCCCGGGCGACGGTCCGGCCGACACGACCGATCCGCTCGAGCATGCCCAGAGCGTGACGCCGATCCCCGGTGCCGAAGCGCTGGCGACCGGAACCGTCAATGCCGTCGTGCCGTCGCAGCGTCCGCTCAAGCCGCCGCGCGACGAGTCGAAGGACCGGTTCGAGCAGTACCAGACGTTCGCGCCGAACGGCACCAAGGTCTGGGTTCGCCGCAACCTCGAGACCGGTGAATCGGTGGTCCTGGGAACCGAGGCCGGAGCAATCGGAGGCCAGCGACTCGATGGCTGACACGCCACTCGAAGCGCTCGTCACGGTCGACGCCGTACAGGCTCAGCTCGGCGAGGAATTCGTCGAGCCTGTCCGGACTCAGGTGGAGGTGTTCGTTGCTCGTGCTCGCTCGGAGATGCTCCGAGTCGCACCTGCGCTCAACGCGCACCTCACCGCCAATTCGGTCGATCCCGTGCTGGTGTGCGGTGTCGGCGTCGACGTCGTCACCCGGGCGATCGAGGACATGCGCATCGGCTGGCGCGTCACCGAGGAGACGTTCCCGGACGTGACGACTCGGTTCGCGGCCGCGGCGGAGGAGTTCATCTACCTCACCGCGGGGCAGGTCGCCAAGCTCCACCCGGTGGCCACTCCCAACGCTCCGGTCGCCGGGTCGGCCGGCGCGTACGTCGTATCCCTGTCGGGCTGATGCGCGACAGCGCGTTTCGGACGCCCATCGGCGTCGAGCGGTTCATCGGCGAGAACGCGCAAGAGAGCGAGTTCGCGCCGAAGGTGACTCTGCGCGGGCGGCGTACGGGCCGCTCCCGCACCGAAACGACCTCCGACAGCTCGGAGGTCGTTTCGGACACCCTCGTGCTGTTTCCGGCGAAAGAGGCGGTCATTCCGGCCGGATCTCGGCTGACTCTGCCCGAGGGCGAGCAGAACCGCGTCTGCATCGTCGAGACGTCCCGCCTGGTCTACAAGCGCGACAACGTCACCGTCGCGTACCAGGCGCTCGAAATCGTCTAGGAGGTCGATTCGTGCCCATCGATTGGTCCAAGGCTCAACAGGCCGAGCAGGCAGCCGAGGCGGGCGTAGCGGCTGCGGCCGAAGCACTGCTCGACGAGGTCCGCTCGGTGTACATCCCGGTGAAGTCCGGCGCACTGTCAGCGAGCGGAATGGCCAAGGCGAAGGGTCTGCAGGCCTCCGTCGGATTCACCAAGGTCTACGGAAAGAAGCAGCACGAGCGCGAGGACTTCGAGCACAGACGTGGTCAGGCGAAGTTCCTCTCGGAGCCGACGAGCAAGTTCGGCCCGCAACTCGAACAGCATGTCGCCGAGGCAATGTCGCGGGTGCTCGGCGGATGAGCCAAACCACCCGGAGCCAGCTCCGAACAGCCCTGGCGCTTCACCTCGCCGCGGCCGGACTGGCTCGCTACGACGAGTCCGAGCAATACGGCACCACCAACGATCCGGCCAAGCCTGCGGTGTTTCTCCGCGCGGTCATGCCGGACACCCCGGACACCGCGGTGACCATCTCCGTCATCGATGACAGGCGCGATCGGGACGCCCACAATCCCGACCTCTACGTCCGGCTCCGATTCCGCGGTGCCGGCCGATCCGTCCGTGCCGTCGACGACCCGGCGGACGCGGTGTTCAACCACCTTCACACCTTCGAGCCCACCGCCGATCGCCAGCGATGGCCCGGAGGCGTGAACGTCCTCACCTGTTTCCGAACGGTGAGCACGGAGTCCACCCCGGACACCACGGGCCGCTACATGCGGGCTGACACCTATCGCATCACCCTCAACCCAGGAGATTGACTATGCCTGTACTCAAGCCCCCGAATTCCGGTCTGCTGTTCACCTTCCGCGCTGCGGCGTGGGCCATGCAGATCAACACCGGCACCTACGCATCGCCCGTGTGGGCGTGGCTGCGTGGTACGTCGAAGATCGAGCCGAAGACCACGGCCACCAAGCAGGACGACTCCGACAACGACTCGGACGGCTACGGCTCCGAGCTCGTGACCAAGCAGAAGCTCGACATCGCGATCGAGGGCAAGGTCAAGGGCGAGCGGTCGCTGTCGTCGGTCGTCCCCGATCCGGGCACCACGTTCCTGCGAGCACTCGGCACCCAGGTCGGCTACGACAACGTCGCCGACATCCGGTACTGGCGAACCGACGACATCGACGAGGGGTACCGCAGCTACTTCGCGGTCGAGTACACCGACGTCGGTGGTGGCAACGAGGATCTGCAGAACTACCAGGCCACGCTGTCCGGCCGCGGCAAGCCCACTCGGATCGCTCGCCCGCAGACGACCCCGGTCAACGAGGTGCAGCGGATCCGCCTCATCGGCACCGGCCTCGGTGGCACGTTCATCGCGAAGTTCCTCGGCCAGTCCACGGCAGGTCTCGCGCCGACCGCCACGGCTGCGCAGGTGCAGACCGCGCTCACCGGTCTGTCGACCATCGGTGCGAACAACGTTGCCGTCACCGCAGTCGCAGGGCTCAACGCGTGGGACGTCGCGTTCCAGGGCACGCTCGCTGGCCTCGACGTGCCGCTGATCGGTCTCGACACGACGGCGCTCACCGGCACCGGCCAGGGCGGCGAGGTCACCACCCTGATCAACGGGCAGGCCGCATAACCAATGGCCTACGACAACCTTCGGGAGTTCTTCGACCCGGACCTTCTGCTACCCGTCGGAGACAAGACGTACCGGATTGCCTCGCCGAGCGCCGACGAGGGTCTGCGGATTCATCAGGTGTTCGCCGACAAGAACGCGATGATCGACGACGCACAGGAACTCTCGCTGGTCTTCGGTCTGCTCGGCGCAACGCGCGACGACAAGACCGGGTTGTGGTCGGGAGGTGTGTACGGCGAGATGCGCGCTGACGGCGTGAGCTGGGCCGAGATCTGGCACGTCGGGCGCACCGCGCTCATGCACTTCGGCATGGGGGCCACCATCGCGCAGATCGCCTGGCACCAAGGCGTCGGTGACACGGGAAACCCGATGCCCCCGGAGCCGAGCAAGAAAGCGGCTGCGGGGGCAAAGAAGGCTGCACCTGCGAAGGCGCGTGCAACGGGGCGCTCACGTGCGCCCCGGGCACGTACGGCCCCGACGACCCGGGCGGGTGGCCGCTCGACGAAGAGTACGGCGTCCGAGTCCGGTACCACGACCTGAGCAAACAGCCGAACAAACGCCCGGCGGCGGTCGTGGAGAAGTGGACGTGGCACGACGTCTTCACTGCCTGGACCGCCGTCGAGCTCGACTTCCAGGATCAGAGCATCTACGGGATCGATCTCGATTCCGGAATCCTCCACCAGCGTTCCTGGCGCTGGCTCCAGACCCGCATCGTCGGGCTCATCACCAACTCCGACTCTCGGCTGCACCGAGTACTCAAGGCGACCGCCGGGAAGGAGGGCTGACCCATCGCACTCGACGTCGGCACGATCCGCGCGAATCTCGAACTCGTAGACAAGAATTGGAAGTCCACGCTCTCGCGTGCCCAGTCCGACGTCAAGACCTTCGAGGGCCAGGCGCAGCGCAGCACGAAAGCGGCGGGCACCGGGTTCGAGCAGGCCGGTGGCAAGGTTCTCCAGTTCACCGGCAACGTCAAGAACGCCGGTACCGCGGCCGCGGGCGCGAGCTCGGGACTCGCCACCGCTGCCACCGCTGCGAAGTCCACTGCGGGCGAGATGACCGGGCTCCAGACTGCCACTCAGAACGCGGTCGCGACGCTGTCCGGGTCCGGATCGGCCGGCGTCGCAGCGGGCGGCGGACTGACCGCGTCCGGACGCGCAGCCGGTGGCGCATCGAAGAACATGAGCGACTTCGCTCAGTCCGCCGCAGCGGCCGCTACCGCGATGAACAGCGCGGGCGACGCCACGAGCTCGGTCACCTCTCAGTGGGAGAAGGCCGAACAGCAAGCGGCGCAGACCGGCTCGTCGTTCGGCGATCTCGTGGCCACCACGGTCGGCGTCTCGGCCGGACTCGAATCGGCTGCCGACGATGCCGACGTCGCCGAGGGTGGCGTCTCCGATCTCTCCCAGGCTGCCGATCGAGCGAAGGAAGCTCTCGGCGCAATGGGCCTGGCCGCCTCGGCTACAGGCCTGCTGGCGTTCTTCCAGGAGTCGGTCATGGCCGCATCGGATCTCGACGAGTCCATGAACGCCATCGACACCATCTTCGGCACCGCCAACGGCACGATCTACACCTTCGCCGAGGGCGCGGGCAAGGCCATCGGCATGACCGAGCTCTCCGCTCGCGAGGCAGCGGCCACGTTCGGCACCTACGGCAAGCAGGCCAACCTCGCCGCCGAGGAGAACGCGAAGTTCTCGGTCCAGATGGCCACGCTCGCAGGCGATATGGCCAGCTTCAAGAACACCAGCCCCGAGCAGGCGATCCAGGCCATCGGCGCGGCGTTCCGTGGTGAGTCGGACCCGATCGAGGCGTACGGCGTCATCATGAACGAGACAATTCTCAAGACCCGGGCCATGAAAATGGGCCTGATCGAGAACACCTCCGAAGCGCTCGAACCGGCCGTCCGAGTACAGGTCGCCTATGCCGAGGTGCTCGCTCAAACCGCCTACATGCAGGGCGATTTCGAGAAGACATCCGGATCGCTGTCGAACCGACTCAAGACCCTGCGCGCCGACTTCGAGGCCCAGTCCGTCGCCGTCGGCAACAAGCTCATGCCTGCCGCCCAGGCGCTCGTCTCGCTACTCTCCGGCCCCGGCATGGCCGCGCTGTCCGGAACCTCGGCCGTCGTCGGCATGCTCGCAGACGGCGTCGGAGCCCTCGCCACTTTCCTCGCAGGCCTGCCCGGTCCGATTCAAGCCGCGATCGGCGCACTCGTGGCGCTCAAGCTCGCGTCCATGTTGGCCGGCAGTCAGATCGGCCAGAGTCTCGTGCAGCGAATCGGTCAGGGCCGTGCCGCCATCGCCGGACTGGGAACCACCACCACCTCCGCCGTGAGCGCGATGCGCACCCAGTTCGGCTATCTGCAGCAGGCCACTCGCAATGCCAACGGTGGCGTCACCACCCTCGGCAGCACCATGCGCAACGTCGGCACGATGGGCATGTCCGCCTTCCGTGCCGGTGCGGGCTCGCTCGTGAGCTTTCTCGGTGGCCCCTGGGGCGTCGCCTTCGCCGCTGCCGCTGCAGGTCTCGCGATCTTCATGCAGAACAACGCCGAGGCCAAGCGCTACGCAGAGAACCTCAAGACCGCTGTTGTCGACACCGCCACCCAGGTCGAGCTCTCCGGCGGCAAGCTCACTGCGCAGGGCCAGCAGGCCGCGGCTGCCGCGCTCGAAACGATCAAGCTGCGTGACGGGTCGAAGTCGCTCGGCGAGGCACTCGACGACGCAGGAATCTCCACGGACCGCGCAGCCAAGGGCCTCGCTGGGATGCAGTCGGCCGCGAAGGCAACGCGCGCAGAGCTCATGCGCATGCACGACGAGCAGGTCTCGCAGATGGGGTTCTGGGACGAGGTCAAGGGTGACTTCGGCAAGTTCTTCTCCGGCGAACTGTTCGAGGGCGACGGTCAGTACAACGCCGACCAGGACACTCCGGCCGGCCAGATGCTGGACGCGTACGACAAGGCAACCGCGGAGATCGCAGCCAAGCAGGCCGAGCTCAAGCGCATCGCAGCATCCGGTGGAGACGTCGCATTCGCGAACGACGGCACCGCCGAGCTCGGTGCCATGGCCGAGGCGATGGACGAATTCGCGAAGTCGACCGACGGCGCTGCGAGCAAGGTCGACGCGCTTGCGAAGGCGCTTTCCGGACTGAAGGACGACAAGCTCGCACTACCTGAAGCCCAACAGGCCGTGAACGATTCGATGCGCGACCTCGACGGACTCAAGGGCACGCTCGGCGACGTCGGAGTCGATGACCGCGGGAACATCGATACCAAGACCGAGGCCGGGTCGAAGGCACAGGACTCGGTGAGCTCGTTCGCGGACAGCTACAACCAACTCGCTGCGGCGATGTACACCGTCACCAACTCGTCGGACGCTGTGCGCGCCGCGATGCAGCCGCAGTACGACGAGTTCCTGCGTACCGCCGAGGCGATGGGTCTAACACGCACGCAGGCCGAAGCTGTTGCGCTGCAGATGGGTTTGCTCCCTGAGAACGTCGCGATCAACCTCGACACGAAGTCCGTGATGGCAGCACAGGAGCTGCTCGACACCCTCGGCGACACGATCACCGGAATGCCCGATTCGAAGACGATCGAGGTGAAGTCCCTGACCGACGAGGCCCGGGCGGATCTCCAGACGATGGGCTTCGAGATCACCGAGCTGCCCGACGGCAAGGGCTTCACGCTGGAGGCGAACACGATCGCTGCGCAGCAGGCTCTCGACGCAGCCCGCGGCACCATCGACGGACTGCCGCCGATCAAGGCCATCACCGTCGACGCCCCGGGCGCACAGGCGGTCGTGGACAAGCTGCGCGAGGTCGGTGTGGAGACGACGATCAACAACGACAAGCAGATCGTCGTCACCGACAACTCGCCGGAGACGATCCAACGGCTCATCGCGGTCGGTGCGCACGTCACCCAGCTCCCTGACGGCTCGTTCGCGATCTCCGATAACACCGACGTCGTCCGGGCCCGCGTCGACGGGCTCAACGGTCTCAACACGAGCTCCACGCACACGGTGACGGTCGAGGAGCGGAGGTTTCGCACTCAGCTCGGCATGGACGATGCCGCGTACGCCAGCCTGCAGCAACAGTTCGCCGCGAACGCGAACGGCAACATCATTCGCGCGTACGCCGCCGGCGGACTCTCGCCCATGTCCGGACGGGACGCAAAAGTCGTGCCGCCGAACACCTGGCGCGTCGTCGGCGACCGGCAGCAGAACGACGAGTTCTTCATCCCCGACACCGACCAGCGGCAACACGTCGCAATCGGCGCCGAATGGGCACGACGTCGCGGCCTGACTCTCGTCGACGCGAAGAGCGCACGCGAGCGCTACGGGCTGACCGCATTCGCCAACGGCGGCGTGAGCCCGGGCTTCGGCGGCTACAGCGGCCCGGACAGGTCTGACTCGATGAAGCCCCGGAACATCTACGAGGCAGCGTCGCTCGGCATCGGCATGGGCTTCGCAGCGCTGTCCGGAGCGAGCGGCCTCATCGGCATGGCCCAGTCCGGTCAGTGGGATCTCGGCCAGCTCGTCAAGCCCGAGTTCGACACGAGCTCGAACACCATTCCCGGCGGCGAGGCAATCATCGGCGCGCTCAATCAGCTCGTCGAGCAACAGCAGGAGATGATCAAGACGCTGCAGGCAGGTGGATTGGTGCAGGCCAAGATCGATCTCGACACCAACTCCGGCGCAGCCGATCTGGCGCTGATGAAGGCCGGTTTCGCGTGAAGTCGATCGAGTACGAGTTCACCGGCGTGGACGGCTCGGCCTGGCCGTTCGGTGGTCTCGGCGACCCGATCGCTCGCATGCGCATCGTGACGATCGACGGACTCGGCGGCGCGGAGTTCACCCACGCGGACGTCCAGAACGTCGACGAGCACGGCGTGACGTGGAACGCGACGATGTACGACCCGAACTTCGTCACCATGTTCGTACGCTCACAGCTCTATCCGGGCGAGCTCGCAGTGGAAGTTGAGAAGGCCTTCCGTCGCGCGATCGGCAACGGCAAGAATCTGGGCCGGTTCACCGCGCGCTCTCCTCGCGCCGACGGCACGGTCGAGGAACGCTTCCAGCTCGTCCGCAAGGCGAAGCTACTCCCCAGTCCGGACTACACCCGTACGCGCTACCTCGGCTGCTTCGAGTACGAGGGCGTCATGCTGCGCTCGGACGAGTCGTGGTGGCGCACCCTGCCCTACGAGCGCACCTTCACCGCGGCGCAGTTCGCCGGGGCCGCGGTTGTGAACATCTCCGACGAGCGCGTGTGGCCGTACTTCGAGCTCACCGGACCGATCACCAATCCGAAACTCGGACTCGACGGCGAGGCGGTCGCACTCCCGAATATCGGTGCGGGCCAGAAGTGGACGATCGAGACCGATCCGGATTGGTTCGAGATCCGCGACCACCTCGGCGTCGAGCGGTCCGCGATCGGGCGGCGCTGGTACAAGCGAGCTCCTGCCAGCGATCCGAAGAATCCCGTTCCCGTTCCGGTGACGATCACCGGATCCGGTACCAGTGCAGCAACGCGCTTGAAAGTCGTTCTGCCGCAGCTCTACCACGAGGCGGCATGAGCCTCCCGGGTTGGGCGCGGCCGAACACCGTCGACGTCGACATACTCAACATCGAGCTCGGCACGCGCTCCGGATCGATCATCGAGTGGACACCGCTCGGCTCGTACACCCAGGCCGAGATCATGTATCACTGGTATCTCCCGGGCACCATCAGTTTCGAGCTCAAGCCGGGTCACCGACTCATTCCACGTCTACGCGCACTGCGGCGCAAAGCGATTCACATTCGCGTGATCCGCAACGGTATCCCGTGGACCGGACGTCTGATGACGCACAACACGTCCGGCAATCCGCGCAATCCGACGATCCGATTCACCGGGGTGGACTACAAGTTCTGGCTGCAGCGCGGTCTCGCCTGGGTCAATTCCATGTTCCCTCCGGAGTTCCAGATCGGCCTCACGGGCAAGCAGGACGTCATGTTCGGAAACCCGGATTTCGTGCTCAAGTACTTCGGGACGAAGACGTGGGTCCGGACGCGCCGGCCGATCTGCGCGGCGATGCCGCTGCACACCGTGACCAGCGACTATCCGAACCTCGCCTCGTTCAACTCGCTCAGCTCGCTACTCGATCTGGTCGGTAACGCGATCGAGGAGCTCGCGGTGATCTCGATGCGTTTCACCCAGCTCAACGACGGATTCTCGCTCACCCGCGATCGCCTCGATTTCGGGTGGAAGCTCGACCTGTGGGACGGTATCGGCCCGTCGCCGAAGGTGTTCAACGCCACGACGCTCTCGCAGCTCCAGTCGATCCTCGACGTCACGAGCGACAACTTCCTGAACTTCACCAACCCCAACAACTACCTCGGGCTGACAGATCCGAGCAGTTGGGGCCGGATGCCGAGGGCCGGTTACGTATTCGACACCATCGCGAAGAAAGACATGCGTCAGGTGCAATGGAGCACCGACGGCACGCAGGTGCTCGAGATGAACTACGACAGCTCGCACGCGACCGCCACGAGGGCCGTGGTCGGCGGCAAGGCACCTGAGATTTTGAACCAGGTGATCGAGTGGGGTGCGAACTTCGCGATTCAATTGCTGCTCAACGCAATTGCTCCCGGACTTGGTCTCGGACTGGTCGTCGGAGACCTGTTCGACAACATCTTCTTCGCGTACCAGCAGTTCATCGACTACGACCTCGAAGCCGAGATCGGAATCGACGACGCATTCGCCGACATTTTCGCCGACAACACCGCCGCGTACAGCCTCGACGCGTACGCCACCGCGCAAGGTGCTCTCAAAGAGCATTCCGGCAGCGAGGCAATAGAACTCACCGTCCAGTCGGGCGGTGCAGACGGGCGCGGCATGAGCTTCGGAGTCGACGACGGCTCCGGACGCCGCTACCAGCTCGGTGACATTCACACCTTCTACGACCAGGGAACCACGATCGAGCAGTACATCTCGAGCGTGACCGTCACCGACAAGCGCGACGGTCGAATCGTCGAGCGTCCAGTGCTCGGTGAGGGCAACCGCATTCGCGGAATCTACGAACGGCTCGTCGTCGGGCAACAGAACCTCGCGAGCTACTCGCGCGGCAATTCCAACAGCGTCTAGGAGGCGTGATGTCATTCAGAACTGTCTACGGGAACGACTGGTCGGAGAACGGTTGGCGCATGTGCAACCGAGACGAATGCGTGATCGTCGATACCGCCCCGTTCATGGATACCGCGCCACTTCGCAGGGGTGCACCGGCGATCATCCTCGGTGCATTCGCCGGAGTGCTGCATCGGACGGTCCGCAACTTCACGTCGCCTGTCTGGGGGTGGTCGAGGGATAACTTGGTCAAGAATTCCAACCACCTGGCGGGAACCTCGTTCGATGCGTGGGCACCGATCCGGCCGTGGGGATTACGCACCATGCCGCGCAACGAGATCGATGCTGTCAATCGAGCGTTGCAGGCCTTTCCGGAGGTGTTCTGGGGCGCGGCGTGGGGCAAGCCCGACGAGATGCACTTTCAGATGCGCTATCGGGAAGGCGACCCGCGCAACGACGCCGGTGTAGCGCGTATCAGGGGCGCAGGCATCCCGACGCTTCCGCCGGCACCGAGTCCGGCACCATCGACCGGTCGGCCGACGATCCAGCGCGGCTCGACCGGCGAGCACGTCCGCTTCCTGCAGGAATTCCTCAACCGGGTTTACCCCGCCTACTCGCGCCTCGCGGTCGACGGCGACTTCGGGCCCGCAACCGAATCCGTCGTCCGCAACTTCCAGAGTCGCCGCAGTCTCGCCGTCGACGGCATCGTCGGACCCGCCACCTGGAAGGCCCTCGGCCTGTGAACTACCGCTGGCCGTTCCTCGTCGCTGCGGTGATCCTCTCGGCCGGCGCGGCCGCGATCGCCTACGTCCTCGCCGTCGACATCCAGTCCGACGCCGATCTGTACGACGAAAAGTCCTGAACCACAAAACGAAAGAAGAGAACCATGACTACTCCCAATGCAGGCCTCGAAGTACTGCGCGACATCCTGGCCGAACAGCCGCTCGTCAAGCGGTACAGCAACACCGTCACCTCGCTCATCGGCCTGGCCATCAATGTGATCTGGCTGCTCGTCGGGCTCGGCGTCGAGATCCCGCTGCCCGTGCTCGGCGGCATCGCGATCACGATCCAGACGCTCGCCACGGTCGGAATCCGGTTCACCCCGAATGGCGTGACCGAGAAGCAAGTGGTCGAGATCGAGCAATACGCCGGGCGTCACCGCGTAATCGAGTACTGATCTACCGGTGGCCACCGCGGAGGACGGGGACGGTTGTGAGCGAAAGGCTATGTAGCAGTGGACGAGAAGACAGTCTCCCGCCTGCTCACGATATTGATCACCGTCGTGACGCTGGTGTGGGCAACGACAGTGCTGGTGGTGCTGTTCGTTCCCGATGCCCACGTACCCCCGGAGGTCAACGTGATCATGCTGGCGCTGGTCGGATTCCTGACCGGCTCGTACGTGAAAGCGAAAAAGCCCGAGGACAAGATGAAGGACGGCGAATCTGATGTCGACCAGTGATCTTCTGTACTCGACGGCGCTCGCAGCCGTCGCCTTCCTGGCCGGATTCCTGGTTGGGCAGGCGACGGCATGGCGTCGATCCGTCAACGGCGACGGGAAGACGGTGATCACACCGGCGATCGCCGACAATGTCACGCGGAAGCGCTATTTCGGTGCGTTCCTGGTTCTGATGGCCGTCGTGACCCTGGGCCAGGGGACCTACTACAACTACGAGCAGGGCAAGTGCAACGCCGACTTCCGGCAGACGCTCGAAGCTCGGTCGGCGATCCAGCGCAGCGACAATGCCAACGTCGTCCAGCTCTTCACCGACATCTCCAACGACATCGCAACAGACCCTCCGCTGACCGACGCCGAGCGAGCCGATCTCATAGCCAAGTTCCAGGCGCGGGCCGAGGAGAACGCCCGCGAGCGCGCCGCAACGCCGTACTCCAGTTCGAGCTGCTGACATGCCGTTTCGCGTCCCGGATCGCACTCCGCGGGGCAATGCTGGTCAACTGAACCTCTTTCCGAACGGCATTCTCGGGTTCGTGGCCGGCGCGATCCTCGACGGCCTCGACGGGGTTACGCACGGAATCTTCAATCTCGACGATCTCGCCGACGAGCTCCGCGGCACGAAGACCGCTGCTGCCAATGCGCAAGCTACGGCGAACGGTGTTGCGGGCACCGCAGCGGCGGCGGTGTCTGCGGCGCAGGCCGCCGCCGCGGCTGTGGCGGCGCAGGGCGTCAAGGTCGAGGCCGTGAAGGCGTCGATGATCAGCTTCCAGGACGGTCTACCGCTCCAGAAGCGCTCGCATTCGATGACCAACTCGGAGATGACATTCGACCGAGATTGGTTTGTCATCGATTCCACAGCCTCGGCGAACGGTGCGGCGGCCAACACGAGCAACCCCACGGGATCGGCTGTCGCTAACCACGTTCACCCGATCACTTCTCGTTCTCACGAGCACGTCTTTCAGATCGGCCAGCTTGTGTCGGTGTCGAAAGACGTCGTGTACGGCGGGTTCATTCTGACATCGTGGGGTGGCCTGCGGGAATCGTTCACCTACGCGGTAGGACCGGGGTCGAGCCCGTGCTCGCTCGAGGTCGCAGTGCTGCGCATGAGCCGTGACGCTGGCAGCGCGGGTGATGTGACTGTTCTGTGGGCATCACCGGACCAGACGCCGATCATCGGCAACACCCCGGGGGAGTTCACTCCCGAGATCCCCGAGGGCATCATCGTTCCCGACCGTGCCGACCTGTTCGTCATCATTCACCAGTACGGAACGGGCAATGCCCGACAGGTCTGGGGCGTGAACATCGGCGGACCTGATCGACAGGGGCTGCTGTATCCAGCGAAGTCGATGGCCCGATTCGGGTTGTCCACCAAACTCACTGAAGGACAGGTTGTGACGGCGGGCAGCCTCCTGTTCGACACCACGTTCAAACCATGGCTGGGGATCGGTCCGTCCCTCAACATTCCACTGCCCGGCCTGGTTCAGATCTTCGAGCCGTTCGACGACGGGGTGATGCCGCCGACTCTCCAGAAGTATTTCCTGGGCCAGCCCGCGAAGATCGTCGACGGCAATTTCGTGTTCTCGGGGACGACCGACGGTGAGGCGCTCTACACCGCCACGACGACGATGAACCGCGACGACCATTTCGTCGAATCGGCAATCGCAACACCGGTCACGTCGCAGCCTCAAAGGTTGTACGTCCGAAGCAATGTGGCGATGAAGGTGAACAACACCGGTGTCTCGATCCAGCTCGGTAGCTCCGGGACGGTCCTCGCATCGGGTGCGGCCACCCTGGCCGTCGGTGAGGCGTATCGCCTGACCGCCGACGGAAATGTGTTCACCGTCAACAAGATGAACGGCGAAACCTTCGTGTCGGAGGTCTGCAAGTACATCGACTCCGGCAACGCGATCGCAAAGGGCTCCAACAACCGGCTGGTCCGGCTGTCTGCGAGCCGCGCCTTCCCAGGTGTCAATTCCGGCGGCTGGGCCTACTTCCGCGCACAAGACCGGCCCGACCCGGAATAGAGAGGCTCCACCAAATGCAGACCGTCACTGTCAATTTCGATGATCATCCCGAGGAGCTGTACTTCACCCTCAGCGACGGGAATCTCAGTATCGGATCCGAAACGCGCTCGATCGGAAGCGTGTTTGTCGGAGTCCTCGAGCCGGAGCCCGCAGACGTCGTGCAGACGGAACCGATCGTCGAGCCCGAGCCCGAGCCCGCGAACGACGACGAAGAATCGGAGGAATCATGACCGTACTCAGCGACCCGGTCAAGAACCTGGCCAAGATCGCCGACTTCGACGGCTCCGGATACCTCGACGTGTGGACGAGCATCCGCGACGGCGGTGCCGACGGCATCCTCACCGACAAGCCCGTGCACGTCCCGATCACATCGACCGGCATCACGACGCCCGATCTCGTGCCGGGGCCGGCCTTTTTCCGACTCAAGCTCGGCGCAATGCGGCAATCGATCGAGGGCCGCTGCATCATTCCTGCGACGGACGGTCGAGTGATGGACGTCATCACCGCGGCGCTGCTCATTCCCGACGACACTCCGGCCGATCTCATCGCCCGAGCAGTGACCGCGTACCTTGCGTCCACACCGCCGATCTCGTTCGTGGAGGACACCGCCCGGGCGGGCCTGTTCTACCTCTCGACGGACGTACCCGTGGCCAACCCGGACGGCGCACTGGCGACGGCGAGCAGCTACTACAAGACCGCGGCGCTCGCGTCCGGCACGACCCGGCTCAAGCTGCTCACCCTCGGCGACTCGACCAACGACGGTTTCGGCGCACCGGGTGGCCCGAGCTCGTGGGCGAAAGTCTGGCCGCAGCGCCTTGCCGAGCTGCTCCGCGCACAGCTCGGCCGTCCGGCCGGTGGCCGCGGATGGGTGCCTCCGTCGCCACCCGTCGGCCCCGCCAGTTACTCGTTCAACACCGCACAGCAGCTCCCCGCGGGCCGCAGCCTCGACGCACTGAACGTGCCGACCTTCCAGACCGGCATCCCCGGGTCGCTATGGCTGCAGCGTGGCCACGCCAGCAACGCGGACGAAGTGTCGTACACACTCTCGGCCGGGGTGACGGCGGTCGACGTTCTCACGACCGGCTACAGCGGCAACATGATCATCACAGCAGCCAACGCCGGTTCGTCGATCACCAAGTCCTCGGTCGGCGATCGGGTCATCACCAGAATCACCAACCCCGGCGCGACTCTGTCGATCCGCGGCGACGTCGGGGTCGGTCTCGCCATCCTCGGCATCATCGAGCACGTCGGCGACGAGGGCGCTGGCGTCACGCAGGTCAACCTCTCCCAGGCCTCGGTCCGCGCCTTCGAGGTAGCAGGGTGGCTGACAGGTTCCGACAAGTCGACCTTGCCCCTGATCGCTGCGTACAACCCGCACGTCGCCCTGATTACGCTCGGATCGAACGACAAGAGCACCGGACGCACACAGGCCGAGATGTCCTCGGCGATGACCACGATTGCGGAACGGCTCCGCTCGGTCTCGGCGCAGATGGAGATCGTGTTCATAGTCCGCCCCGATTCCGATGCCGCGTGGACTGCGTACGGAAACAACATCGTCTCCACCGCAGCGACTCTCAGTGCTCGCTCGCTCGACCTCCGCGGCCAGCTCACCAGCCCGAGCTTGTACATCGCGGACGGTGTCCACTTCAACGAGGCCGGCGAAGACGCTATGGCCGAACTGGTGCTCGACTACATGAGAGTAGGTGTCTGACATGGCTCGCGCCTTCGTCACGGTCGACGACCAATCCAATCTGCCGGATCCGGTGAGGACGAGGCTCAAGGGTGAGCTCGACGGACGCTATCCGCCCACGCAGGCCGTGAATTTCGCGGACCGAGGTGACGTGATTCCGGCACTGTTCTCGTACTTCGGGAACAAGCCGAACGTGTACACCCCGCCCGAGAAATTCGACTCGAATCACGCGATGTCGTTCTCCGGCAGTGCCTCTCCGGTGGTGGCGGGCGGAACACTCCTCGGCGTCGGGTCGGGTCCGCGAGCGATGTATGCCCGCACGCCGAATATGGGAGAGCGAATCACTCGCATCGGTGGTCGGTTCCGCATGCTTCCCGGTACCGGCACTCGCACAACGGGCGGGACGGTGTGCCTCGGTATCGCGGACGATCTCATCGATTCGAGCTCAGGCGTGAACGTGTCGATGCCGTGCCATTTTCTGTCGACGGCCCGAACCTGGTACTACACGGTCTGGACCGAAGGTGTAGGGCAGGTGGTGCTCGCGACCGGAGACTACGCAACCCCGCTGCTGACCGACTACGCAACCGAATACGAGATGCAGTGCTGGCTCAACGGCACGACCGCAGTCTTCGATCTGCCGGACGGCACCCGACGCTCGGTAGCCGATTCTCGGATCGGTTCGTACGGAGCGAACTTCGGCTTCTTCGAGGGCTTCCAGCCTGGCGGGGACACCGACGATGTCACCGCGTTCACCCACGTCTGGGCCGGTCTTGGCGTCGCGCGTATCCCGAAGCGGACCATCGACGCACCGCAGGCGGGCAATTCGTTTGCCGTGGCCGGCCCTACTGCTCCGACCGCGCCCGGTGAGTACGCCTGGATCGAGACCGACGGCAACGGAAACTTCATCGACCTACACACAGGAAAGAACTGACCATGCCCAGCGCCTTCCAGAACCTCGAAAACAGCAACGCGGCACTCGCAGCCGCAGTCGCCGCATTCTCGCCCAGCGCAGGCGCTCTCGCAGCCGCCAACGACGCTCTCGTCGTCGAGGTCTCCCGCGCGTCCAACGTCGTCATGCACTTCAAGAACACCGGCGGCACAGCCATGGCCGCCGGTGTATTCGCGTTCGAGGGCTCGATCGATTCCACCAACGGGACCGACGGCACGTGGTTTCAGATCTTCGCCGCCCGCAGCAACAGCAACACGGTCGAGTCCGGCGTCACCAACCCTGCGGTCGCAGCGGGAGCGGGAGCGGGCAACGCGTGGGAGACATCGGTCAACGCCTACAAGTACATTCGCATCCGCTGCACCACGGCCGTCACCGCCGGTTCCGTCGCGGCATGGACGGTCCTGCGCGGCCTCTACGCCACCGAGCCCGCTCCCGCGATCCAGGCGCACGCGGTCTCTCAGTCCGGAGTATTCACCACGACGCCGGTCACGCCGACTCAGTACCTGCTCACGACGGCCGCGACGACGAATGCCGCGGTGGTGAAGGCCTCCGGCGGAAACCTCTTCGAGATGAGCTGCTTCAATCCGTCGGCCGCAGCGGTGTTCTGGAAGATCTACAACAAAGCAACCGCTCCCACCGTCGGAACCGACGTCCCGATTCTCACCGTGCCCGTCGCGGCCGGCGCTCTCGCGCAGCTCCAATTCGGCGCGGTCGGAAAGCGCCTCGGCACCGGCATCGCCTCTGCGCTCACCGCGGCCGCGGCTGCGACCGACACCGCAGCAATCGCGGCCGGCATTCAGCTCTCGGCCAGCTACACCTGAGCCCCCTCGCATCCACCACCACCTTCGGAAAGGTTCCACTCGTATGCCCGAACTCGTCACACCACACTGGGTCAACCGTCTCGTCCGACGCGACGCGCGCGCGATCCGCCTCGCTGTCCTGTCCGACTCCCAGGCCGAAGGCTTCGCGGCCGGATACACAGACGGGGTGCCCGACGTCCGCAAGACGTGGCCGGCACTGCTCGCCGAGGACTTCGCGCGCAAGGCCGGAGTACGTGCGAGCCTGTGGCTGCAGGCCGACACCCCGAACGCCGACCACTGGAACTACAACTTCCGTCCCACCTCGTTCGACGGCTCGACCACCGCTGACCGCACCGGCGACACCAACGGCGTCCCGGGTTCGGTCTGGCTCAACGAAAGCAACACTGCAGGACAGACGAAGTCACTGACTTGGGAGCTCCGCGACACGTACGCGATCGACGTCTTCCTCGGCGGCTACCCCGAGTACGGCACCGGGGCCGTGACGATCTCGCTCACCCTCGGCGACAACACGCTCGTGCACCACACGGTCACGCCGACGACGCACGTCGAAGTGTTCTCGTACACCGACGCCAAGGGAATCGCATCGGTGAAGGTCCACAATGCCGTGAGCGGTATCCAGGTGCTCGGCGTGCTGGAGCGTCAGACCAGCAGCGTCGACGTCGACGACCGTACCGGTATCGAGGTCTACAACTTCGGATTCGCAGGAAAGCCCGCGGCGGACTTCGCGCAGTACACCGACATCAGTCTCGGCACCGTGCTGCCCGAGCTGCTCGCCGCGCTCGAGCCGGATCTGGTGATCATCGCGCTCGGCGGTAACGACGCAGAGCAGGGCCGTACCGCGGCACAGCTCGAAGCGGACCTCGTCACCATCGCGACCCACGTCAACGCCCAGACTCCGGACTCGGAGTTCCTGTTCGTGGCAATGCAATACGACTACACCGGTGCGACTCCGCCGATCACCTGGGCCGACTACCGCACGGCGATCGCCAATGCGGCGAGCACCGCGGCCGGCAGCCTCGTCGTCGACACCCAGTACACGACACCTCCCGGCGGTGAAGGACTGTTCGTCGGAGACGGCGTGCACTTCAAGATCGCCGGAGCTCGATCGGTATCCGACGCGATTCTTCCGACCCTGTGGCCGCGCTGATCTAGGATCGATCGCAGCGTCCCCCCGGCGCACACAAACCGCCCCACCTCGCTATCTCCGAGGTGGGGCGGTTTTCGCGTTTCGGTCGCTAGTTCCCGAGCTCCTCGAGCACGTCCGGTAACTGATCCGGGCAGTACTCCCGCACGCTGGTCGTGAGCATCGTCGAGGCATCCTGTGAGGACATACCGTTTCCGATCAGGACACCGAGGGATTGGTTGACGCTCATCCCATCGGTGGTGATGCTCTTGCAGATCCGATGGCCGACCGCGATCTGATCGTCAGCCGAACCCGACAGGCCTCCGCTCTCGGCCGCGTCGATCACTGCCTGATCCGAGTCCGATCGAGCCGTACCGTCGGTCTGACTGCTACACCCGACGCAGAGTAAGACCGCTGCAAGCAGGACGGCTGCTGTCGATTTCACTCACGATGTGTACCAGATCAGGCGGCGGCGCTCTCCTGTTCTCGTGACATTTTCCAGCTGCCCGCGAGGTCGGGTACCGACGACTGGTGATTCTTCACATCGGCCGGCCACAGCGGCACCGGCTTGCACAGCTCGTGCTCGACGTTGACCGGCGCCGATTTCTTCGCCAGCAGCACCACGAGGTGGGTCGTCGCGAGCAGCAGCACCGGCGGAACCGCGGCGATCGCAACGGCGATCGGGCCCGAGTTCCACACGTGCGCGACGTTCCCGGAGATCGAGAGCGCGGCCGACAGTGCCAGCAGCGACCAGGCGTAGGCCTTGCCCTCGACCAGCACCACCACGGCTAGCGTCGAGCCAAGCACCGTCGCGTCGACGATGAGCGGGACGATCCAGGCCAGCGACGCCGGAACCTCATTGTTCGCGGCCAGGTCTGCGAGAGCGGTGAAGGATAGGACGGACGAGCCGGTGGCCACCAGCACGGCGATTGTGACGGCCGCGATGAGTACGGCTGTCTGCGAGCGTGTCATTTGTCCTCCGAGCTCATTGCCAGGTACGCCTCGGTCGACGTCGAACTGATGTGCCCGAGCAGTAGAGCAACCTCGGTGTAAATCGGCATGACTTCCCCTTCGATGTTTTGATGGACGCACATCAAGCAGCGTCCCTGTAGACGGCGGCAGCGGCCGCGGCACGTCGTTCTTCGCCGCCGACCTCGGTGTAGATCTCGGTGGTGGCCACGGACTCGTGTCCGAGCAGCTCTTGCACGGCGCGCAGATTCCCGGTTCCACGGAGAGCGCGAGTTCCGTATCTGTGGCGGAGCTTGTGCATGGTCCAGATCCCGGGCATTACGCGCGAGCACAGTGTGCCCACCCATCGCGGCGAAAGATGGCCGTTGTCGTCACCTGGAAACAGGTATCCCGTCTTCGGAGCTCCTGGCGTGTGGTAAGCCGCACCCTTCAGTAGGAGGGCTGCGAGCTCGGGGGAAATCGGAACCTCGCGCTGCTTCCCGCCCTTGCCGTGGGCGGTGATCATCCAGCCGTCGAACTCTTCATGGACGTCTTCGGTGCTGCACACTGCGACCTCGCCTCGCCTGAACCCGGCATGACACGCGAGCTCGAGCATCATCTCTTCGCGCATGTCTGCCGCCATGAGCGATTCGAGCCACACGCGGTCCGGGGCAGGCTTCGCCTTGGCCTTCTTCGCTGCGACTTTGGGCAACGCCTTCGCGGGATTCGTCGTGACGTGTCGCTCCCTGTAGGCCCACCGGAAAAAGCTCCGCATGCTGTTTCTGTAGCCGCGACGGGTCTCGTTCTTCCACTGATCCTGCGTGCCAAACCAATCTTTGAGCATGGGGCCGGACACTTGTTCGGGTGCCACGTCCAAACAACGTGCCATTCGCGAGATGTGACTCTTACGAGTCGCGATCGTGGTCCACGGTCTGCCCGCTGCGCGCTCGCTGATCATGTACTGCGACAGAAGAACTGACCATTCTTCGGATAGCGACTTGGCTATCCCCCCGGGTGTGTACGTCAT